CGGGGCCCAGCGCCTGGACCTGTTCCGTGGTCATGGGGTTCCCTCCCAAGGGCTGGAGAGAACTCTACTTACGAATCAGCAGTTGTCAGCTGCGCTGTAGTATTAGATAACCGCTCGCCGCGGCCGCCTTCGGAGTGCCCGAGAAGCATGCCACGCCGGATGTGTTCACGCCCAACAACCTGGCATTGAAGACGTAATCTCCGGACGCGAACGACCCGCCATTCGGATCAACGACCCGAACCTCGGTCGTATCAAAATCAGAGAGCGACCCGGTCGAATCGTTCCACTGCTGGATTCTGGCGGGATACCCAAATCCGTTGGACGCACCAGACTGAATCTTGAGGATGTGCGTCGTCGGCGCGCCGTCGCGATTGTGTGGGCTGCCAATGACGCCGAATAGAGTATGTTCGCCGCGAGACACCACACGGCCAACGCGGTGAAAATCCTCATCGGCAAGTAGGTGCCCGGAATTCATCAATCACCCAACGCGAGCCAACGGAAGTCCTTTTCCTTGTGGACCTTCCAGGGGCCAGTAAAAACCGGATTTGCCCCCACGGCAAGGCGAGCGCCATTGGCAGCCAAGAGGGGGGGCTGTGCCGGCTTCATTCCGCCGTCGAGCATTGGCCGCAAATTGCCACCAACGAGTTCGCGCCAGCCACGATTGAGCGGCTGCGGCTGCCAGCCCTGTGGGTCTTCTTGGACCACGATTGCAACCGTGTAGTACGCCGGCGTGTTGTCAGTCGCAGGAACCTCGGCCGCCGTGATTTTTGCACATTTCAATGTCCGGGCCGGACAGACGATCGCGGTCCCACGAAACCAGAGCACATACTGCCGATCATTAACGGCCCCTTCGAAATCCTGAGACCAACCAATGTCGAAGGTAAGTTGCGATCGCGTAAACGTGTATTCGCTCAGCGGCTCATCAGTGACAATCGGCGGGTCGAAAGGGTCGCCAGCCGTGTTTTTGATGAGATTGCCGTCCAGGTCCTTCTCCCAAGCCTTCTGGCGATAGAAAGTGCCTTTGTCGCGCCGCGTATTGGGTAGTGGTTGCGGTGGACTTCCGCTGTTCTGGCCGTTCTCCGGATGCGATGGCGCCGGCGGCGAGCTGCCGGCATTCGCATCGACCTGCGGATACGAGTAGTGAACCAGAACCTTCCAAGTCGCCGGATCATCCGGCAGCGGGTCACCGGTCTTGTGCATCACCAGTGCAGTGGAATCCTCCGGATGCTGCTCGCCGTAGCTGGGAACATGATCCGTTTCGTCGTCGGGAGTGTTGCCGCTACTATTCGTTGCCGCAATGGCCGCCCACACACTCGCGTTGGTCGAATCGAACTCGACATAGAAGACGCGCGTGTACCTGCCGCCCGACTGGTCGGCCAGTGAAAGGCCGCCGGTCAGTCCGTCAGGAACTTCGTAGATTCGTAGAACGTTGGCCATTGTCAGTTGGGAAGCCTATCGTTGGCAACGAAGAATTTTTTGCCGGTCAGAGCCGTGTGAATTGCGTCGTTGATCTCGACCAACCGCTGTTGCTTGGCAACCAAGGCATCCAATGCGGCAGCGGCACGCTCCTGGGGATCGGTTGCGCCACCAACCCGATGTTGCGCGATCGCCGACACCGCCTCAGAGGAGTCCTTCAAGGCAACGCCAGCCAACTTGACATCGTCCATGATGTCGCCAACAAACTTGTTGAAAATGGACGCGATACCGGCCTGATATTCCTCCTGGCCGAACGCCTCGCCATTGGCCAAGCCGATATCAATGATCCGTTCCCACTCGGCAAGCTGACGCCGCATCTCGCCGACAGGATCGACCTCGGCCCTGATGTCCTTGATGCGGTCAATCTGATCCTTGGTCAGCTTGTCCGACTCGGCCCTGACCTGTTGCGTAAGCCTCTTGAACTCAGCCGACATCGCGCCGCCAAGAATTGGTACCATCGCTCGGGCCGTCTCCGAACCAATGCCCTCGCCGATGCCCTTGAACTGGTCACGCAGCCCTTTTAGCTTGTTCGCAATGTCCTGGACGTTGATTAGGTCGCCGTCCCTTGGAGCTGACGGGTTGGCCAGGTCGCCAAGCAGTTGCCGAGTGCCCCAAGCGCCGCCGCCAGGCCCCAGCCATCCGAGCGACCGGCCAGTTTCCGGGAAACCCAGGTGGCCAATCACGCCACCCAGGGTGGCGTTCCGTTCCAGGAAGTTTGGTCCACGACCGCCAACCCAGCCCTTAACGTCCCATCCATCCTCGCCCATCGCACTCTTCAGACGATTGAGCGTGTTCACCAGCTCAGCAGCAGCAACCACGGAGTTGGCCAGCCCGTTGTAAAGGGCGTCGCCAAACTCAGCGGCAGCCTCCTTGATGTCTCGCAACATGGGCCGCAGATCGCCAACCCCATCCTTGCCACGGTCGAGTATTTCCGACAACCGCTGCATCGCCGGCTTGAGGTCAAACTCCTCAATGATCGCCTGGCCGAGGCTCGCCAGCAGGTTTTGCCAGTTGTCCTTGAGAGTGGACAGTAAGCCGTTGAAGGTTTTCGAACGCTCCTCCATCAGGCCAAAGAACCGCCCTCCCTCGCTGGTCATGCCAATCAACGCGCGCTGCAGATCGCCAAACGAAATCTTGCCCTCGGACATCAGGGAGCGGACTTCGGCATTCGACACACCCAAGACTTTCGCCAATTCACCACCGACGTTGACGCCCTGATTGACGAACTGCAGGAAGTCCTGACCCATCAACCGGCCGGCGCCCTTGACCTGGCCGTACACCACAGCCAAGGCGCGCAACTTGACGCCATCGCCCTGCGCCAGGTCGCCAAGCATGCGCAGCGTCGGAATAATCTGGTCCGCCTCAGTCCCGACGCCGAGAAGTGCCTTCGCAGAGTCGGCCAGCTCCTGCGTCGTCAGCGGCGTCGAGGCCGCCATTTGGCGGATTTCCGAGAACAGCCCCTTGGCCCGCTCGGCATCGCCCAGCATCACCTTGAAGGATGCCGCCGTGTCCTCAATCTCAGCGGCCAAGCGAATCGAGTCAGTAACGATGCTGCCCAGGCTGAATCCACCGGCAATGCCGAGACCGGCCCCACTAAGCATAGCCAGCGGCGAACTCAGCATTCGCGTCATGCTCGACAACATACCGCCGAGGCCAGAACTGATTCCACCGAACATGGCCCGGCCGATACTTCCGCCACTGCCGCCGCCGAAGGTGCGCTCAACGTTCCTCCTGAACGAGCCCAGATCGGCCTCGCTCCTCTTCAGCTCCTTGTGCAGACCGAAGGACGATGCGGAAATCTGGATCGCGATCGTCCCAATGTCGGTTGCCATCCTTACTCCTTCGGAGCGCCAACCACGCCGCGAGAATGGGCAAATTGCAACAACTTTGCCCGAAGCGACTTCCGGTCTAGTCGTGGACGAGGGCCAAAGTGTGGCATGAAATCGGCAGGCACAAGCGCCCGCTGGCCCTTGCCGCGCCAGGCGTTCGCCATCACGGCGCAAACACGAGCCGTCCGCAGCTCGGCCCGTTTCTCTCCGCGCGGCTCAATCTGTTCGGCGGCCAATAGCTCGATAAACTCCTCGCGCGACATCCGAGATTGCAACTCGCGGCGCGGAATGCGGAATCGGTAACTCAGTTCGACCCAGAATAGGGACTCCGGGTCGGCTAGAAGTTTTTTCGAGCTTCCTCAACCGAGTCCCTGCCGATGCCGTTGAGCCGCATCGCAACCTTGGCGATCCTCTTGATGGCCGCAGCCGACTTCTTCAACAGCGCCGACACGTCGTCCTTCTGGAAGATTGGTTGGCCAGTGGGATCGATCGCAGAGGCGATGACGAGATGCGCGGCCACGGTAGCGTCATCAGCGTCCTTCGGCAATCGGCCGCTGAATGCCTTGTGCTCGGCGCAACTCAGAGACCGAACGATAACGCCAACGTCCTGTCCCCATTCCGGAACAGGAACTTCCTCGGTCACGACATCGTAGGCTTCAACGATTTCTCTTCCGGTCAATGCGCGCATACTGTGCCTCATAAAGAAAAGGCCTGCCGAGTGGGCGAAACTCGACAGGCCGACGTGCCAACCAGACAATTAAGCCGCCTGAGTGAATTGCGGCTTCCCGTTGACACAAATCTCAACATCCACCGAAATAAAGTCGTCCTCGGGGACCTCGCCGCCCAGGCCAGAAACAAACCCGTGGAACTTCAGATTAGAGAACTGGCTCGCACTGTCCGAGTCGGGGATATCGACACTCCACCACAATTCAGTGCCAGCGTCCACGTAGCCAAGCAGTGTGTTGTAGTTGGCCTTGATGAACTGAATCCTGAACGTCAAATCGCCAGGCTCGATGAAGCCGGGCTTCTTCCGATGCCACCGGTTGGCCTGGTTCAGCTTGGTCGCCTTCATCTTGGTGACTTGCGACTTCGGCAAGGTCAAGTCAACCAAATCGCCGAACTCGGCAAACGTTCCGTCGGCCGGCGGCGTTTCCGGAGTCCCCGCGTCCCAAGTAGCAGTCCGAACCTTGGTCCCAAAACTGTGGGTTGCGTTATCGACCGCCATGCTCGCTCCGATTATTCGTTGAAGACTACCACAACATCAAACGACGCGAAGTACGCTCGAGCCTCGCCACCGCTCGGCGGATCAATCGAGCCGTCTTGTCTGTTCTCAATTCGGCATCGTTGGACAAATGCTGACGTACCACCAGTGCCCATCGTGCCGCGGAAGCCATCTATGCCGCCGGCGTCTGACCGGGCCGTCACGAGGGCGGCCAGATCCTTGACGGAAGCGCGCGTCGTTGCGAAGAATGAGACCTCGTACCGACCCACGACCGTCTTCATGGCCGACCCGTTTAGGCGCTGGGCCCTCTCGGCGTCGCCAGTCATCGTCATCACACCGTACGGGCCGCCCGGCAGAGACTGCGGCGCAACATCGGGAAACAATCGGCTGCCCAAAATTGCCGATACGCCAGGGACAGCAAGCATTGCGGCCCGCAAGGCTTCGTCCATCGCGTACCGCGCCACAGGCAGGCCTCACTTTCGCTTCAGGCCCCGCAGGGCATTTTGGAGCGTATTGGCCATGATCGACTTGACCGTGATCTTGGTGCGATCATTTGCCCGCCGCATAAACGGGTTCGGCCTGGCCCCTGGATGCTGCTTGCCAATTCCCAGCCTCGATCCCTTGGCAAGCGAGTGTGGCTTGGTGCCGCCCTCGACCAGATGCAGATACTTGACTGGATTCCTCGTGATCTCTTTGCCGACCTTGGACCGCCTTACCTGGCGTCGAAACTTGGCTGGCTTGCCCTTGGAATCCTTGCGAGCCCCAACCAAAGCGAATACAATCCGGCCACCCTTGTACGATTTGACTTTGCGTCCAAGGGACTTTTTCAGGGACTTCGTTGCAGTCGGCACTCCAGCCTTGGCTTCCCTCAAGACTGGTTTAGTCGCCTCATTCACGGCCTGGCGCAGAGACTTCTTTGCGACCTTTTCGTCTGCCTCACGCAGAGACCGAAGAATCTCGGAAACCCCCTCGACCTTGACGCGAAGGCGAATGCCCATTTACATCACCGCTTCTCGGCACATCAGCAGAAGCCGCCGCCGCCGGCCATCCGAGTCTTGGGCCGACAAGATTTCGAGAGTCCGCGAACCATACACAATCCGCATTCGCGGCGTCACGCCAGAGATGTAGCGAATCTCAACCACATCAGTAGCGTCCGCCTGTTGCAAAGCAGCCGAGACGAACTCCCGTCCACCACCGCCCTCAATGCTCGCCCAAACGGTTGCGAATGTCGGCCAGGTCAATGTCACCTGACCAGTACCGGCGTCCTGCGCCTCGGCCGGACTCTGAATCGTCACCCGATGTCGCAGCTTACCAATCCGCGGCATCATTTGACCTCGTAATCAAGCCACGGCAGCCGCGACATGGAAATCAGCGCATCAACACCGGTAGGCAAGTCGTTCGCAGTCTCCCCGATAACAACCGCCTCGCGGTTCTCGTACCAATGCCCGACGAGCAAGTAGACCGCGTGGACCACATGAGCCGGCACATCCGCGCCCAGGTCGTTGCCCGCGACAAAGTTCACCGACACGGCTCCCGGCCTCACACTGATGTCGGTCGGCCACGCTGCCCCGTTGAGCGGCGAAACCCTTGCCGGGTCGCAATCCGACTCAAGCAGCAAATTGCCAGTCGTGATGGTCTGCGTTATGCCAGCCGTGTCTCGATAGGCGATAGAAGACACCGACTGCACCGGCGACCGAAGCAACCGAATGGCAACATCGCACCCGTACGGAAATCCATCGGCAGACGAATTCGCCGCCGACAGATACCCACGGGGAAACCGGTCAAGAGTTTGTCGCCAAGTGGACGTGAGCAGCGCCCGCCCGGTCGCATCTTGGATGTAGTGAATCGCGGCCCAAAGATAGCCCGCAATCAACGAGTCCTCATCGGTGCCCGTTACTCGCAAGTGCTCCTTGACTCGCGCGAGCGACAGGGCGCCAGACGCGGGCAGGGAGAATCCGGAGATAAGCTTGATGCCGACCATGTCGCCCCGGATTCGTCTCTACTCGCGCGAGCCACGCCTTACACGTCCATCGTTCGCCTTCTCGGCAATGCCGGCTTCGATCAGCCGCCGAGCCTCTTCGCCGTCAACCTCGCACTCGTGCCCGACCTCGCGGACGAAGTAATCGCCCACCACGCATTGAAGGTAACGGACCCGAACCGGATCAATCGCCTTTGCCACAAAGCCCCCTCTGGTTAATCGGCTGGGTCTGAGACCATCTCGGACCCAGCCCGAACACACCAGTTGTGCCGAGCCGCCCCGACACAACCACGCACAGTAGAAAATACCAGCCGTCAGGCTTACGCCTGAATCAGGTGCTTGATGGGATTCGTCCCCGCGTTCAACAGCTTCGCGTCCGTCCGCATGAACGCGATGAACCCTTCCTGGTCGGCGTCGGCGTACCGCTCGGTCAACCGCCGAATGCGAATTGCCTTCACATCCCGAATCTTGAACTTCTTGTACGCGCCAAAGAGGACCGTCTTCGTCCCGGTCGCAATACTCGACTGCATCGATTGATTGATCGTGACCGGCTTGCCAAGCAACATGGCCGGCTGACCATTCTTGAGCGCGTCCATGTCCCACAGGTAGCGGTTCTGCGAGTCCTTTAGCTTCCGCACCGCCGCCGCAATGTTGTCGTGCATCATAAACCCGCACGACGGATCGCGCCGGTACGCCGGGTCAACCGAGTGCAACAGGGAAATCAACTCGTCGGCCGCAATCGCCGCGGCGCTCGCGGCGGTAACGCCGAGAGTCGAACCCGTCACGACCCCGCCCGGCTGGCTGGAACCCGTGCCCGTGGTCAGGTAGGTTTCCTGCGTACGCCCAATCCGCTCACCGAGTAGTCCGCCGATTTCGTTGGCTAGGTCCACGGCATTGTCTTCCAATAGCTCCGCGCTAACCTTAACCATCTTCGAGCTGAACTTGTACGCATTGAACGTGGTCTGACCAAAGGTCATGTCACCGTCGGCCGCCGCGGTGTTTTCGGCAAGCAGCTCGCCGGCAACGCCCGTGTCGTTGATGGTCGGCCACGGTAGTGGGCGGCCGTCGTCGGTACGCATCACGTCCGCGACCTGGCGAACCGCGTTCCACTCCTTCAGCGCAACTTCCAGGCTCGTGATAAACCCGGTCGGGACGGTATATCCGCCAGCGCTGTTCGTCCCAACACTCTGGGCACGAGTCTCACCAGGACGGCGCGGCAGGTTGACGGTCAGACTTCGCATGCCCGGTCGGAAGTTCAGTAGCTTGCACGCCCGCTTGTGCTTGTCGGTCAGGGGCATGTCGAGCTGCCGCAGGAACCAAGCCTGCATCGCCAGCGCCCGCGCCTCTTCGGTCGCCTCGGCCAGTTCGCGCCGCTTCTCGCCCTTGGTTCGCGGACGCGTCATGTCGGTGTCCTCGCTGCCGGGCATATCGCCCGCGCGTTTGGCCTGCACCTTCTCGACGGCTTCGCCGCGCTCCAGGACTTCAATCTGTCGCCCGATCGCGTCGTAGTCCTTGTTCGCCTTGTCCCACTCGGCGCGCTCTTCGGTGTTGAAGTCGCGATTCTCCTTGGCGATCACATCGCGCAGACGAAGGATCGCGTTGCGGGCAACCTCACGGGCCTCACGAAGCTTTTGCAACATGCCATTTCCCCGATGTTGTGAAGTGCCGCCGGACATGAGGCCGGCGGGATGCCAAAACCGCCCCCAGGTTTCAGCCGTCCCGCCGGCCATCGGCGTACGGACCCGACCCCGCAGGAAGTGATTACGGGCCAGACGTGACCAACAGCCCTCGACCGAGCCGCCGCGACGTGTGCCCTGACAGATTCTTGCCCCCAACTATCCGCCATCGCTCAGCACAGACCCAACTCTACCGCACGTGCTCTCGCCAAGATCGGATCGCGTGGCGACCTATCAACGGAATTGCGCCAGGCAGAAACTTCGGAACGAATACCAGCCGGGTCGATGGCGCGCAGTCCTGCGGACGTTGACGCGTAGGCGGGAAACGTCACAGGTGACACATCCCACAACTGCACCGACTCGCGCTCGACAATGGTGATCTTGCCTTCCTCGCGAAATGTCGTCACGTCCGGCACGAATCCAAACGAACTGCCGGTAATATCGCCGCGGCGGATCAGCTCGATGAGTTCACGAGCGGTCGCCGTGTCAGGTGCATCGATCTCGTACCGCAAGCCTTTGTCGTCCACTGACAAGCGCAGAGTTCCGGCGCGGTTGCGGCCAAGGACCTGATTCGGATCGTGATTGAATAGACCGCGTACGTCGTCCTCACGGATGGCCCGATCAAACGCGCCGGGCTTGATCCGCTCTACGATGTCGTCCCACAGACGGAACTCTGTCCCGGCGTCGTTCTCGTCGTAGAAGACGGCCGCGTAGCCACTAATAACCGACTTGCCATCGGCACGGCTCTCGACTCGAACTCCGCCCGTCTGCGTGTACCGCCGTTCAATCCGCATGGCTGATTGCTCCATTTGCCTACCGCCTACGCCGGGCACTCTTGGTTTGGTCGGCCACAGGGGGGGGCGGTCTTCTTGGTCTTGAACTCGTCGCCGCCTTCGCGGGCATTGAGCCCAAACAGAGACCGGCCCTCGTTATCACTGATGATGCCGCGGTCCACCATGTTGCTGACGAACGTCGTCAGAGCCCCGAGGTTGGCCCGCTGCAGCTCCTGATAGTCAAAGTCAATGACGTGGCTTTCGGACTCCTTCTCTGACTCGCTCAGGAGCTTGTCTGACGCCTCTTCGCTGAAAAGCCTCAGCCACCGCGAAATGGTATCGTCGTAGTACGATTGATTTTCCTGCTCAAGCGAGTTGTATGCCACCTTGGACGGGTCGCCGAGTTTGTGCGTTGGTACGCCGAAAATGTTGGCGATCTCCCTCGCGTCGAACTCCCGAGACTCCAATAGCTGGGCGTCGCGGGCGTTCGACGCGAACGGAACGAATTCCGTCCCCTCCTCCAGGATTGCGACCTTGTGCGAGTTGTCCAGGCCCCTATGAATTCGCTCCCAGGACTCGCGCATATTGGTCCGCGCCTGCGGCGACAGCTTGCCGGGATGCTTCAGCGCCCCGCCAGGCCGGCCACTGTTGCGGAAATATCTGGCTGAGAAGTCGCGGGCTGCGATTGCCGCCCCAAGCGACTCGCGCAAAACGTCCAGAACGTTGTAGCCCCTGATTCCATCAAATCCGAGCCCGCGAATGTGAATCACGTCCTCGGCCGGCAGCTTGCGGTAAGACTCAAAATCGCTGCCCTGGCCGTAGACGTACCAGAGAGACCCATCGACACGAACCGGCTCAACCTTGTCGGGGCACAAAATCAACAGAGACTGCGGCTTCGGCCCGTTCCTGTCGATGTAAGCGTACCCGTTACCACGAGTGAGCGCGTGCCCCATCAGCACTTGCTTGAACACAAACGGGGTGTGCAGTGGATTCGGCTTCCGCTTCAGCAACCGATAAGCCGGATGCCTGGTATCCACTTCCTTGTTCTTGCCTTGCTGCCTATACACCAAGAGCGGAAGCTTGGCGATGTCACCAGCAATAAGGTTGACCGCACGCCAGACGGCGGGATAGCCGAGCGCCTTCTTGGGCGTAACACGCACTCCGCTGGCCGACCGCTCGGCGCCGAAGGCCGCGAACGTGTCTTCGTCCGGATCAAGGACGTTCAGGGGCACGTTCGGGTTTTCGATGCTGCGCGGCACAATCTCCGGCAGACCCCCGCGCTTGCGTCGCCGCTTTTTCTTGCGCGTCACCATTACTGCGCGTCCTCTTTCCAGTTCAGCACGACATACAAGCCCGTCCCGAGCGTGCCGCCGCCGGCCGTCGCGGTAATGACGATTTCCAACAGGTCGCCAGCAGCCACGCCAGTCGTCGTAATCGTGCCAGCCTCGGCGACGCGCGCCGTGTTGGCGTTGTCGAGGGTGATGACCGCCGACAAAACCGATGACCCATTCTTCTTTAGATCAATCGTGATCGTCGCCGCCCCAGAACACGGGGCAATCGAGCCGGCCAAGAAGTTGAGCAGGGTACCAGTCGCACCCACGACGTGCGCAATTGCTTTCGTCTCGCTCGTCGCCGCCGTGTTCGGCTGCGAGTACACGGCGCGGTGAAGGTGCTCCGTCTTCGTGTACTCGATCCCAGCGCCCACCGGAATCGAGGTCTTCGTGATACAGTTGGCCGGCGGCGTGAACGCTTTACATGTCAGCGTCCCATCGATATGCGTGTTGCCGTTCAGTGTGGACATTCACTCGCCCTCAATCGAAGCCCCGCGTCTCGTACACGCTCGGCCCGTCTTCCGAATCGCTCTTCAGATGACACCCGACTGCCATCACGCCAGCAACGATGCCGTCAATCTTGCTCCGCGACTTCTTCCGACTCGGCATGATGAGGCCAGCCCCATTGGTCAGAGCGACGCAGTTGGACGCCATCCACCGAAGCACAGGGTTGCCGCCATGCAGAAGCCGACCATCAATCACCGCACGCTCGAATGCGCGGGACGGCTCATTAAAGTAGCCCATGTTCTGATTGAACCGCTTGACAGCTAGGCCGGCCGCGGCCAGCCGCTGCGCCGTCGATTCGCAGTTGAACGGGTCGTAGCAAAGCCCGCGCACGTCGTATCGACTCTGGGCGGCCAACACCGCAGCCTCAATCGCTGAATGGTCAATGGCCCCGCCTTCGGTCATCTCGACATGGCCGGCCTGTGCCCACGGAAACAGCGTCCGTCGCAGCTTCTCCGACGGCTGATCGTCCGCATCGGCCGGACACCAGAACTGACACTTGAGCCGGTAGACCGGCTGCCCGCGAGACTCACCCCACGGGAAGGCCAGCACAAAAGCGGCCAGGTCGGACGTACTTGCCAGGTCGAGGGCCCCATAGCACGTCCGCCCGTCAAGCTCAGCCACGTCCCACGGCGACCCGCACCGGTCCCACTGATCCAGCCGCAGCCATGCGTTGAGCGCCGACGTGCGGATGCCAAGCCGGTTCCGCTTGACCTTGTTCTGACTCGACGGCTGCCGCTCCGCTCGCCGGATGACCTCGGCCAGCTCGTCGCGGGTCAGCGACACGCCAAGGTTGGGATTCGCCTTGGCCCACTTCGTTCCGTCGCGCCAGTCGTCTTCCGCGTCCAGGCAGGCGATAAATCCAAAGACCGCATCGTCACTGACAACGCCTTCCAAGACCTGCTCGGCGTCGCTGTGCAACTCGTTGTAAATCGAGTCGCTGAAGTCGCCGGCCGTCGTGATGGCCAGGGCAAGCGGCTGTTCCCGCGAGCCCATGCCGGTTAGCAGCACGTCCCACAGGTCGCGCGTCTTCCACGCGTGTATCTCGTCACACACAGCGACGAATGGGTTGAGACCGTCCGCCGTGTCCGCGTCAGCCCCCAGAGGTTCGAACTTCGACCTGGCCGCCGGAATCTGAAGCGAGTACTTGAAGGTCTGAATGATCTCACGAAGCTCGGGACACCGCGCCACCAGCGCCTTGGCATCCTCAAATACGAGCTTCGCTTGATCCCGCTTCGTCGCGGCCGAGTAGATTTCCGCCCCGGCCTCGCCGTCACAGACCAACAAATACAGCGCGATCGCCGCCGCCAAAGTAGTCTTGCCGTTCTTCCGCGGCAACTCGATGAAAGCAATGCGAAAACGTCTCAGTCCGTCAGCACGCTTCCAACCAAACAGGCTGGCAACGATAAACGCTTGCCACGGTGCGAGCGCAAACGGCTCTTCGTTCCACCGGCCCTTTGAGTGCCGCAGGAAACCGAAAAACTCAACCGCATGATCGGCCGCCAACTGATCCCACCATAGGCCGCGATCGTGCCCGCTGGCCAGGTCGCGCAGATGCCGCTCGCATGCCAGCCGAACCCACTTGCCAACGACGATCTTGCCGGCAATGACCGCCTCGGCATACCGCCGAGCCGGGCAACTACGCCTCGACGTGTTGGGCCGCAACCTCGGCAGCTTCGGGTTTGCTACGCTCACGGCCCTTCTTCAGAAAGTCAAGGAACGGGCTACCACTCTTCCTCGTCGCGATTTGCAGCCGCCGCCGTGACGCCGGGTCAAGCCCGAACCGCTCGGCGAGCTTAAGCATCACCGCTTCAGCTTGCGAGATAACTTTCAGCAGCGGATTAGTTTGATGGGCACCGTTCGGCGTCATCAGAACCAAGTCTTTGCCCTCCAGCTCCCGCATTGCCCGTTCGCGCAAAACCGCGGCTTCGCAGTATTGCTGCAGCGCATCCGAGTCCGTTTCTCGCAACGGACACATGCTCGCAATGAGCGGCACGAGATGCCGCCACTTCGCCGTAGCCGCCGCGGTCATCCCGTCCGGCGGACTCGGCACCCCACTCCCCTCTTGGTCGGCCACTGCCGAGGGCACAGGAGTCACCTTGCGACCGCGAGCCATTCATTCCCCCGAAGAGTGCAGCACAATGACGGCGCGGCCTGTCGTAACTGCCCACGTCCAAACGACGGCACGCACCAAAAAGCAGGCAGACAGAACGACAATAAAAAGCCAGACGAAGAATCCTTTCCACCAGTCTCGCCGGCGCTGCCGATTCGCGGCATCAATGACGCGCCGAAGCGACCTGGACGGCTTCAGCTTGACGGTGCAGGTCGAGTTGAGTGAAGCCATATGCGAGAACCCCGCCCCGAATTACGCAGAAAAAATTGCGCGGCGAGCCGATCGGTACAACGAGGTCTAACCCATTAAAAAATCGGCTTACCGATTCGAAGATCGCCCACGACTGCCCAGGCAATCGACACAGAAACAATCGACACCATGATGATGACGCCGGGCCGGCAGCAGACCGAGCCCGCCGTCTTGCATCACCGTCTTGGAACTGTGGCACGGCTTACACAGGGACCGCAGATTGTCGGCAGCCAAATTGCGTACGTTGCCGTCTACGTGGTCAACTTCAGTCGCCACGACAACGAGCCCATGTTGCGAACAATCCTCACACAGCGGGTCGCTAGCAAGCTTTGCCGCCCTGACCTTGCGCCAGTTCCAGTCATAGCCACGCTTCGAAGGCGAGGGCCGACCATCGGCCGGCCTCGTTTTCTTTGGCAAGAGTGACGGCAGCTTGGCTGGCATGCAAGATCATCCGCCATCGCTGATCTCAACCAGACGCATCCGACCGTTTGCCCGGTCAGCATCAAATCAGCACGGTAGCATTGAGGGGCGAGGGTCGATCAGTTCCTTATCGGCCTCATACAGTTCCAGGGCAAACAGAAGCCGACAGGCGGCGTGTGACAGGTGATCGTCCTGGCCGTCGCCAGCGATGTAGGCGAACGCATGGGCCAGCGCGTGGTTCAGGTGGTCAGCAACCGGAATCTTCCGCCAATTGTTGTCTCCGTACTTGTCGGCGCCGTGTTTCAGAACTTCGGCAATTGCCATTACGGCTCGTGCCGGCAGGAGGTCGCAGCGGTACGGGCTTGCCGATTGTTTGCCGCCCGAAGAATTGGTGACGGTTGGAGCATCCTTACCAACGCCGGCAATGACCGGGGCCTTAACTTTCAGTTCGCAAGCCTTCATCGCTTCTCCGGGTGATTGGTGTCGAGAGCAAAATGAAACACAACAGAAGCAATCGAATCGAAGACTGGAATGCCCAGCTCGTGGGCACGCTTAACTTCGGCATCAGCGCCAACCGATTCGCCGGGCAATCGCAACACGGCATTGGAAACTTCGACCCAAGGCAGATCGAGCCCGATCCAATCCGCATGAGTCGATCCGTTTGGCAAACGCTCAGCAATCGCAACCGCCTTGTCGCCGTCGCCAAGTGGGCCGCCAGAATAACAGCTCCAATGTGGGCAAAAGGGCGCAAAGCCGGCCCGCAGGAGCGTCCAGAATGCTTCCGTGGCCTGTCGAACATTTTGCGCCAGGTTGCCCTTAGTGATTGGCCCGGCGATGTAGACACGAGGCTTGATCAAGTCAAATCTCCAGCTTAGAGTCGGCCGACCCACCTACCACCACGACCAAGAACCATTGGCACGAACCGAGGAATGCCGTTCTCGATGACCCCGACGCCGATGATCGGCTTCGTCGGAATTGACTTGGCGTAGGCGAACGCGTACGCCTCGTGATCGATCAGGCAGCCGACGTTGAAGCCGTAGAACAGGTGTTTGCGGTTGGCGACGTACGCGATTCCAGCGTGTGCGTGAATGTGGCCAATAACCGTCGGCCCCATGTTCGCGTTGGCGGCCTTAACGTGCGCTTTCTCGCCGGTCCAACCCGTACCGTGTTCGAAAACAACCCCGTCGAACTCCCACCGATCTTGCCACCGCCAACCGTTCGGGTGCAAGAGAATGTCGCCCATCGACCGGATCGTCTCTTCGGGAATACCGGCCTCGGCGGCGCGATCGTAGATGCGGCGATCGTGATTCCCCCAACAGACAAACGCCTCGGGGATCAGCCCGTACAGCGGCGAAAGCTGCCGCCGCGTCTCGCGAAACTCGTGCCCGCTCGACAACCCGGACGGGTTGCGCACGAACCGAGACAACGCGTGCTGATCGGCAATGTCGCCGAGGAGCACAACACGACTTGGCCGAACAGCGCGCACGATGGCCCGCAGGAACCGCACCGTGTCAGGGTGCATGAACGGAGCGTGCAGGTCGCCTATCGCCAACGTCACCGACCGGCAGCGGCTTGGCATTGTCGGGCTTTCGTTGTGGTGTCGTGTTCGTATCGGGAAGTCGTTTCGTCTCAACGACCTTCGGGAGAGGCAACTTTTCGACGGCAGCCCTGGCCAAGGCATGGGGCGGATAGTGACGACTTACCCACTGGCCGAGCAAATCGAGTATTCGAACCGCCTCAGTGACCCAAGCCAGGTTCGCATTTGTGCTTATGGCATCGCGTTCACGATTCGCACAAGCCTCCAAAAACCAGAAGAACACAGCCGGCGTCACGCGCCAGTAGGGCCGGTCTCCGTACCAGAAGATTGTCACGCCACGAACCCAGGTCGCCGGCCAACACAACACATCCAAGTTCTTGGCGATGAAGGGCACTTCGTCAGGATCAGGCCGGCCGGCAGTGGTGAGGTACGCCGCCAGCTCATCGCGGCGATGTCTGAGCTTGGCAAGAACGTCAGGGGGAACCACGTCGGACGGATCGACGCGTGGCCTACTGTTCGCGCCAAGAAACAACCTGGCCCCAGAATCCTCAGCGGTCCACAGAAGTTGGTAAAGATTGTCGAGTGAGGTCATATCTCAATTCCCTCATCGACTGCTCCTATTTGTTCCCGGTGTTCCCTAGGAACTGGATATGCAACGTATGTGTGCGCGTGTGTGTCTGTATGTTCTTGTTCTGACCGTGCGTACATAGGAAAGTTCCTAGGAACACCGGGAACAGAATCCCCACAAACACCAACACCCTTGTACAAATATGCCAGCCCCTCTGGCGTCCGAACTCGAACCCTTTTGACCGTTGGCAAACACGCCCGAAGAAGTCGGCCGAATTCTGTAACCGCCCCAGGTTCTCTCCGGCCCGTCTTCTGACAATACTCGCACCACTGCGAATACAGCTCGTCGCACTCGACCTGGAACCGCGGCCCGACCTCGCAACGCTCCTTCAGGAACGTTCCCAGCGGCGACCCTGTTTCCTCCATCGACTCAATAACATCCGCCGACGAAGCCGGCCGAGTGAACCGTCGTTGCGTGTGCAGCCGTTCCCAGCCGCGGACGGCCCACAGGAAGATTCCGGGCAGCTCGGCCAACAGCCGGTCGGCAAGGTCGGTGTCCTCACGGCCTTCGAACGAGTTGACAAACCGCAGCACACACCAGCGGGAGGCCAAGGCCCCGGACACGTCCGTCAATCGCGGAACCTCGTTTGTTGACACGACGAATCGCGTCAGCAGCCGAGCATTGACCGCGTCCATGTGCTTGCGCTCGACCGTCAGCGACCCCTCGCCCGAGATGGCAAGCATGCGCTCAACAACGACCGCGGCGTCGGCCCGGTGCGACAGTCGGGCGTCCTCAATGACGGCAACCGTCTTGCCGAGGAGCGGCGCCAACCCGAACGGCCCGGCCAGGCCGGAGAGCGTCGGACCGCAGCAGTTGGCCGGCCCAACCAGAGCCTGCAGAACGCGACTGATCGTCCCTTTGCCGCTACGGCGCGGGCCGATCATTAAGAGCATCTTCTGCTGGGACGTGTCCGGCGTGAGAAGATAGGCGAACCACTCTTGCAACAGCGACACCGACTCCGGATCGTCCGGCCACAGCTCACCGAGGAACTTCAGCCAGTTCGACGGTTCGGGCGCGTCGCGCGAGACCGAGAACGCGACGGCGTTCGTGTTGAAGTACCGCGGCGTTGACGGCCGAATCGCGTCGGCATTGCCGGCGACGAAGGCGGGCAGGTGCAACAGGCCATTGCCAACGGCAACGAGTTGTTGCGGAGACGGCCCGACCGCGCCATCGATCCACGCGGGCGGCGATTCCACTCCGCGCAACAGGGACAGTTGGCGAAGTGCCGCGGACACGTTGGCCACTAGTCCGACGGTAACTTTCCCCATCCGTGGCACGTCGTCCAGATCGCCAGAGTTGGCGCGCCGCTGGTAGTCGCGCTGCAGGGCTTCGAAGTGCCTGCGCGTGCACCCGTTGACGGCCGCCTCGATTTCCGATCGCGACAGGGAAGCCCAATGTGACCCCACCCACTCATAGAACTCGTCGCGCCAGAAGCGAAGCGTCTGGCCCTCGGGGTGCGTGTAGCGGGCCAGGAAGCCGCGGGCGATGCGATGGGGATCATCATCGGCTTCGTTCAGGAACTCGTCGCGGTCGGGGTTCTCGGCGTC